CAATGGAACCAAAGGATCAACAGAATGGACGCTTTGGTACAGACAGCAAGATTTTTACACATTGCACCGTGAAATAATTATCTGGGAATGGTTATATCAATTCAAGGGACTTGTTTACTCGCGGAAACCTGAGTGTCATTGTTGTAGTGACCAACTTGAGCGTATGACATAATCGGCATACTTTGCATCTCAAAGAAGATCATCTGACCAATTTTTAGGCCTGGGTATAACGGAAGCGCATGCATGCGGCGTGCGTTTTGCAGTTCCAGGGTCAGCTTGGAGCCATGCCAACCTGGGTCGCACCAGCCAGCAAGCATGTGGGAGTATCCAGAGCGTGCCCTGCTGCTCTTTAGTACAAACTGTGCAGAAATGTGATCCGGCAGGTTGAAAGTCTCCTGCGTCTCGGCCAAAGCAAACTCACCAGGGCGCAGCCAGTAGGGGTCGGCTTGGCTATAGCCCTTGATGCTTATCAGACGCTGCTCAATGTTCATTGGGTCTTCGATCATCAAGTGATCACCCAACAGCAGGTCAATTGACGCAGGGTTCAGCAGATCTTGGTTGAACGGAACGACCATTGCATGCTCAACGCACAGTCGTTTGATTTCATGATCTGGCAGAACCATGCAGTCAGGGAAAGGCTTTTCCCAGGCTACAGGGACAGATCGTCCACGAGTAAAGCCCAGCCAGTACCTGGGCCGTCTGCTTCCCATCGATGCAGAAAATCTTGGCGCTCGTATTTGACGTTGAAGCCGCTTTCGCTTTCCAGCTTGCCTGTCTTCATGTTGTAGCGACCGCGTGGATCGTTAACGATGAAGTACTGCTCTGTGTAGCCAACAATCACAGACCAGTGGCCAAAACCTTCAGCAGAGCGGCCGGTGCTGATATCACCCTTGTGCAACCACCCGACAGCAACAGGGCGACCGGCGTCGATTTCTTCTTCAATTAAATCTGCGGTGCCGTCTTGAATGAACTCTGATCTCATGCCAAGGCTTTCTAGTGCCTGTACATGCGTCCACAGTTCTTGAGACGGGCCAAAACGGCTGCGGACCTTGTCATACTCCTGCCCTGATGAGACCAGCACGTAGTGCCCAGCAACCATTGCAACGGCTGCAGTAACGCACTTATCAATGCCGTCTATCAGGTCAAGCTGGTGGTAATAGGGAGTAGGCAGGTAGGTGTACTTGCCGCCTGCCTTCCATAGCTCCACCCACGTTGCTTTGTGATCAAGCAGGTGTGGTGGCAGCTCTTCCTGCAACTGCTGAATGGCAGCTAGTTGGTGGCTATTGCCGGTGAAGTACTTGAAAAACGAATCAAGCCTGACCATGGCAGTAGCGAGCCAATCAAGCATCGGCTACCGGCTTTTGTGGGGTAAAAAGATTGGCTTCAATAAAGTCGACCATCCGGTCATCGACGGTGTTGTCGGTCTTGGTGGCCAACGCACGCAGCAAGTCAATAATCAGCTTCTTTACTGCCTTGGACTGCAGGAAGCCAAACAGGATGGGACGTACAAGCGCGATCATCATTTATCCGCTGATACTCCAACTCTAGTGCGGATTTTTAGGCCCTTCCAGCCGTGCCACAGCAGCTTCAAGATCACGTAAGCGGCTAAACACTTCAGCGTCACGGCTCTTCATATCGGTGTGCAAGATGTTCAGCCGAGTAGCGACGTTTTCAACTGCGGCAGTCAGGCGTATGACGGCGTCTCTGCTTTCTGTAGCGCGGCGACCATAGTTCCCAAGGCCCACTGCCGCTACCGTGATTGAAGCGCCGGTAACGGCCGCCAAAATCTCCATCATTGGCCGCATCCCAACAGCGACATCATGGCAGATGAACAGCAAACGTCAGCTCAAGAAGATGACGACAAACATGGTCTTTTAGGCCATCTCGTCCGCCTTGGGTTAATGATCTGGGCATGTGGCGTGATTACTGCCAATTACATGGGTCTGTTTAAACAGTCAATTGATGTGACGTTCAGTGCATCACTACTTTCTTCTATGGCTGCTAGCTATGGCCTTACTGTCGGCCGTAATAACGCCAAGAAAAAGGAAGAACCTAAAGTTCAATCAGGCACCACACAAAAATGAAAAGACTTCTAGCCCTTGCGGTTGTGCTGGCCGCCGCTCCTGCCGCTGCTCAAACAGTGACACCAACGTGGTCCACCGGCTCAATGCAGTCGACAACAACCACAACTCAGACCATTACTGAGACAATCCAGCACCAAATTTACGGCGCTGCGCTTGAAACTTATTCCGGCGAAAACGTCACTCCTAGCGCTACCGACATCAGAAACAGCTCCACCACATGGGACGTTCACACCGCTGGCGATCCGTTCACCTTGGAGATCACAACTCGCTCGGCAAACACGTTGATCGAGCAGATCGACATCGACCGCACCATCGAAACCGACTCCACCACCACATCGCTCAGTGTCTTCTCGCCATAGCGATTGCAACGCCTGCAGCGGCTGAGACAACCAACAACTCAGCGCCACGGGCGCAGGCCACAAGCAACAACACCAATCAAAGCGTCCAGTTCAACAACAACGGCGCACCAAGTCGCCAGCATTTTTCAGCGGGCCATTCATGCAATGGTGCAACGCTTGTCGTCACGCCTTTTCACCTTGAAGCGCACGCCGACCCAATACCGGGTGACGATTACACCCGGATGCAAAATTTTGGGGCGCAACTATCTATAAATGTGCCGCTCGACGGTTCGATTACAGAAATGTGTAAAGAACTAGTCCGTAAACGCCTGCGTATGGAACAGCAAAAACTAGACAAGGAACAACTGGACTATCACATTGTCCGTGCATTGCGTTGCGCAGAGCTATATGAAAAAGGCTTCATGATTCACCCCGAAGCTAAATTGGCTTCTCTCTGTTCCGACGTAGTTTCAATCGATGTCTACCGAAAGTCAGTGGGTCTTTCCCACGGGCCTTCGCAATCTTCTTCAGCACAGTCTGGAAAACAGGCTTCAGCCGCTTTGCTAAATTCTGCGCCACCAATGTCGCCCCAACAGACGCAGCAGCAGCAGCCCCAGCCGTCACCGTCGCAACCGTAAGAACTTCTGGTGCAGGCAACGCAAACTCAAGCGGTGTGCCAGGTACTTTTACCGTTGTTGTTTTAGGGTCGACTTCTTCAATCTCTGGCGGTTCCAGCAACATATCAAGCGTTTGCTGTTGCGCTTTGATGTTGTTGTTTAGCTGCTTGATTTGATCTTGTACTTTCTCAACCGCTTGTCTCGCACCTGGGTCAACCGCTTTGGGCGGCTCCGGCGGCGGTTTCGGTTCAACGCTTGGCGGTATAAGAACAGGATGCGACGGCGCAGGGAAAACCGGCACCGCTATCTGCATCCGTGGCAGGTCAAGCGGACCTGGAAGCTCAAAGGAAGGAAGAACTAGCGGCTCCACCCGGCACCTTGGGCATTGCTTTGTCGATCTTGTCCTGCAGCTTCTTCTCTAGCTCATTGCCAATGCCATCAGTCACGCGCTCCAGGGTGTTGCGCATGATGTCATCCATTTGGTAGTAGGAAATGATCAGCCCGGCGGTCATGGATGCACTGAGCATGAACCCAGTGACGGCCATGAGATCAACGAAAAACCGCATTGATGATTGCCTTTTCTTTGGCGTATGGCTCGACTGTAAGGAAGTCGACGGCATCCTGCACATAGGGAATCAGCCAGTCAGGTGGCCAGCAGTACTCCCAATTGTCGGGGTTGGTCAGACAAGGAAAAACAACCACCCGCCAGAAAGCTGACAGGTAGTTGCTCGTAACTATGAGTTGATCAAAGACCCGCCGAAGCGGGCCATGTTGACGATCAGAACTTGTACTTGCTGCCCAGCTTGAGACCGTAGCTGTTGCTTTTGTCCCCAGTGGCAACACTGACTTCAGTGTAAAGACCAAGCTTGTCGGTCACGTCAGCACTCAGGCCGGTTTTGGCAGAGAACTGATAGTCAGTGGCAGCACCTTCAGGGAACACGACACTAGGACCACCTTGGATGTACCAGGCGCCAGCTTCGTAACCCACATGGGCGTCGATCACGCCACCACCAGAAGTCTGGTTACCAGCAAAGCCCAGGTTGTACTCAGGATTCACGTAGAAACCGTCAGCTTTGGCTGCAGGAGCGAATGCAACACCCAGGGCCACACAGGCAAGAGCAGCAGAAGCAGCTTTAAACATTTGGAGTGTCGTAACACAACATCCCCGAAAGTTTACCGGCCTTACTGAGTGTTCGGTTTTATATCTGGACCTTCAAATGGGTCATCCTGCCCACGGCAGATCGCAACTGCACGTGTATAGAAGTAGCAGTCAGTTTTACCCGCAGCTTCCAGCGCTTGTTTTACCTTGCGCCAGTTGTCGCGGGTGTGACGATCCACTTACCTGCCCTGACCGCGATACTTCTTCCTACCGTGGCTGGGTTTTGAATGTTGTCCGTTGCCTTGCCTAGTTTTCTTAGGCTTTCCAGGGCGGTGTGCTTCCCGCCCCAGTGCAGTCTTTGACTTAACAGCCACTACCAGGGCACCCCGTTGATCTTGGTCGGGGTGATCACTTCATCCAAGCGTGCCTGCAGAGCAGCTTCAATCTCAGCCACCTTCTCGTCACCACCAAGCTTGGCTTTGACCCAACCAATCACCTGATCCTGAGTCAGATCGTCGAAGGCAATCAGATCACCTTCGGGACGCTCCAAACCCACAGAGCCGTAAGCGCCTTGGCTGTAGTTGTTGCCTTCAGGGTCAAGGCTGCTGCTGACAGCGTTCACCGAATAGTGGGCGGTGTAGACGTAACCGTCAGCCAGCTCACGCTCCAGAGTGTTGATGCTCCAGGTGAATGTGGTGGTCGGTGTAGCGGCGGGCATGGTAGTAGCCGAATCGGTGAAAGGTTAGTAGACCTGCAGGTTATTAGCTAGCCGGTTTTTCCGGCCAAACAGGGTTTGCAGGGTCGGGAGTGTTTGCCGGAAGGTCGCGCAACGCTTGGCGATAGGTGCGCTCTTCGTCAGTCATTGTCCGATCAGAAACTGCCCACCAATCAGTGTCAGCAAGCAGACGGTCGCGTTTCTCACGCAGTACAACCATTTCGGTGCCGCCTTCGGCTTGATATGCATCCCAAGCAGCCTGCAGCTCTGCTTCCGTTGGCTGTGGATCGCCACCAATCCACTCAACAATCGTGTGCGGTGGAATGGACTGACTTAAAACCAACTCCTCAGGCTTGACGCCTAAACGATTAAGGCAGATAGCAATGTCCATCATCAGGCGTACTTAATGATGTCAACTTTAGTGTAAATG